CAATATAATCAGCACTAGCAAATTGAGTAACATCTAGCAAATCTGTCCAGCCAGCATGAGAGACAACACAAAATCGTTGTCCGTCATCAGGAACGTCATTGTTGCCGAGAGTTTCAAAAGCTTCGTAAGCTTTAGCTTTTGTCATTCCGGCAGAGCCATGTGCAATAGTTTGTGTGGCCCCATCCATAGCGGTTGTAATCAGACTGTCCGTTTTACGTCCCAATGCACCTGCACCAGCTTGAGCGGCCAATGAACGCTCATCGATGTTGGTTTTGAGCATATCTAAATCATCGATATATTCTGCGGCATAATGGTCTGTAAGGCTACAATCTACGGTTGTATGGCTAACATTCATTAATGGAACATCGCCATGTCGTGATTTAGTTGACGCTGTACCTGTGCCGTACTTTTGAAAGCGAACATCTTCGCCCTCTACTTGTACTTTACGGCGAATGGTACTACGCAGTTTTGTGCCGAAACGCTGATATGCTACATGCACATCGCTTTCGAACTGGCGTATAAACGCGGTAGAAATTGAAGTAGACATAATCTATCCCTCATTAAGTTAAAACAAAAACACAAATTCATCGCTGAACGGTTGTGCCATTGCTTACGGGGGATGCGGTTATGCCATTAGGGGCCGCGCCGAAGCTATAGGGCCGTATCTGCTAACCTAAACTTCTACAATATCTCTATAATTTCAATGCACAAAAAACAAAATAGGTAAGAGATACCTAATCTAACTACAGTACCAAGAGAATCAAGGTAAATAAGGGAATAAAACCCATTAAAGGCCTTTCCTTTCTTGTTCTTCAAGTAATCGATAACCGTCTTCGACTTTTTTGACATGTGCTGGATCACGTTTGAGAGGGTCCCAATATTCAGGCTGGTTTTGCATTTCACGTAACTCAGCATAGCTGTCACCTTTACCAAAAGCAGTCATTTCCTGTGGAGAAAAGGGAGCTTCGCCCATCTTGTCCATAAGAGCTTCAACAACTTCAATGTTTTTGGCACTGCTCATCATGTCTGCCATTGCTGGCATCATGTCTTCAGCAAGATTTTGTTGCGCCCACATCTGTACTCTTTCAACCCGTGATGATGCATATTCACCTAATGCTTCCATCTCGGCATCTAGATCAGGCATTGTTCCTAATTGGGCTTCAATAAATTGCCCCACACCCGCTTCAAACATTTGTTGACTGCCACCCATTTCGTGTACAGTTTCTTTCCACCAGCCCAACATAGGGTCATCATCACTAAACTCCCACTCCATTCCTTCTGGCAATTCCATACCGTCAGGTATTTTCATTTCATAATCATTTGCTGTTTCAGGCCGATTGGCGAAACGCTCTGCATCCCATTCAGACCTTAAACTCTCTGAAAGCTCTTTTGTTAACTCTGACTTTTGAGTACGTAGTTTCCCTTCAAGTTCACCTGTTGCCTTCCCCCAAGCTTCAAAATTAACGCTTCCTGCCTCGGCATTCCAAAACTTAGATGGAACACCTGCTGGCATTTCTGCCCCTGTTGATTCTGTTGCTTCTCCGCCGCCTTCACTTGCGCCAGCACTTTCTCCACCATCTGCCATATCTAATTCTCCGATTGTCTACGATAAAACTGCTCACCATAACGAATGCGTGTCTGAATGATACGCATCATATCTCTCATACCTTCCCTGTGGCGTAAAGCTGCATCTGTTGCATCGGGGCCATTTACCATCTGCACTGAGATAGAACGCAGATAATCCAAAGCCGCATCTGCCGCCTCTCCTCGGAATGTATGAAAAAGAACTTCATTTATTTTCTGTTCAGCCTGTGGCGTTCTTGTAATTCCGTCAGGCCCAACTGCTCTACCCGCCTTCGGTTTATTCATTAATACCGTTTGCCACCTTTTCGTTTTTTAGCCATTTTATTTCCCAAACATAGATACTGTTGGAATACGCCCTCTATTATACTTTGATCCACCAATATGTTTTGCGAATGGTTTTGTCTTTAAATCGCCAGACATAATTCCAGAAGATATTGCTCTAGTTTCTTTTTTAGTTGGCTTTGCCCCAAACAAAGATTTAAAAAGAAAAATTTGGGCAGTAGATGCATCTTCCCACCTTTTCCATGCTGATCTTTTAGGTACACTTCTTACTTCTGCTTGTTTCTTTTTTCCAGCCACTTTAACCTCCTAATAAGCCGCCTATGTCGCCGTTCTGTTCTTGGCTTTGTTGAGCCGTCTGGGCAATAGCTTGAGCCATCTGTTCGCGTTCAGTTTCATTACGTAAAAGTTTGTCAGGCACGCCGATTTCGCCACCAATATAAGCACCAACCTCTTCAGCCTTTAATACCAGCCCTGTAATCTGAGGACCAAAGATTGCGTTCATCAATTCACCTGTACGAGCTACCCGCGCAACATTTTCATTATGCTGTGCTTGAGCCAAAGGTGAGATATTGACAACTTTAACTTCGCGTCCATTGACAAGCGGTATATTAATGCGTCCCTGCTTTTTAAGAATATATAAAACACGGCGCAGTAATGGGGTAACAAGTTCAGTATGCAGTCTGCCATAAGCACTGCCGATTGTGCGTGCAAGATCAGCCATACGCTCATGTACTTCCGTTGCACTCATTGGTGTTCCTTCAGGCGCACCCAAACTTTCATTAAATAAAGATTTTTTAACTGTATGTCGCATGTCCTCAAGAATAAATTGACCAACATCAAACTTGCCCGGTGTCTGCAACGGCTCAAGACCTGACGATCCCGGCGCACGCGGTATAATTGATCCGGGAACCAATTCAATTGTATCTGGGTTGATTGTCCCGTCATCATCTCCCTGCCACATACCCGCAACAGCTATTTCAGCATTTTGTAAAACAAGCTCGACAGTCATATTAAGAGTTTTAATATCTGGAAGCGTATTTAACAGGGGTCCACGTCCGTAGATTTCTCCAGCGGCTTTGGACCACCTGAAAGGTATGACGGGGAGAGAGCCGTCACCTTTAAACTCAGATTCAAATAAAATATGTTCAGGCTTTATACATACAACGTCAAACATATAACGCTCTGTGCCTTTTGATTTCCAATCACGTTTTAAACATTCGAGTATTTGAAAAACACGATCTGGCTTTTCGGCGGCTTGCCGAGACATTTTCTCTGGTATATTAGCCTTCGGCCATGTGACCTGTATGTTTTCTAGCGTCATTTCACGAGTTCGATAAACAGGATCAATCCTGCCAAACGGACCTTCACCCAAAACAAGCTGTGTCTGCGGTATGGCCGTAAACTTAATCGGTGTTATAGCATCGCCCTCTTCCACAAGCAGTGCGCCTGTTCCCAGTGTTAGGTCTACGTAACCTTCATGTAGTTCTTGATCTAAATTGGAAGCTTGCAACACTTCCCAAGCGTAGAGGGCGATCTCTTCAAGTTGGCGGTTAACTTCAGATTTCTGCTCTTGGGGAACTTCGGAGCCAGCTTGTAATTCAAACCATTTTGCAAAAGGAGGTGTCAGACCAGCTTGCATTCTGCTGGCAAACTCCTGTACAGCAATCACTGCTGTTGAATCAAATATTAAATCAGTATTACGCTGTCCTGCGACATGGGCATAAAAACCTGTTCGATTTGGCATGGCGTAATTGTAACAATCCTGCCAAGTTTCAACCCAACCTTGCCTTATATTATTATGCACATGAAATCGTTTTATAATTGATTTCAGTTTTTCATCCGAACTAATAAAATCGGAGCCATCATACATTAGGCAAGAGTTCTTTTCTTATCAGCCATTTCTTCAAAACCACGTCCCATATTATTCGCGGCAAATAATGAACGGCGACCACGTTTACCTCTTTCTCGCGCAAGACGATCTTCTTTATCTTTATTCGCCAAATCAGTTTTCCTCTTTGTTTCTGCGGCTCTTGCTGCCGCTAGATCCTTTGCTATTTGAGGGTCTGGTGCTGGTGGTGCTTTTGGCTTTCCTGAAATGGCTCTTACTATACCGCCCATGATCTTCATTCTCCATTTTTACAGATGATAGAAAACTGAACTCCCCGCCTAATTTTTTCAATGCACAAAAGAGCCGATAAGGACTTGGGATTAAAAGGTTAACACCAATCAGATTTCCAATAAGACTAGCACATGTCTGTAAATGGCGTGATTTAAAGGGTTTATCAGTTATTCTCACCTTTAAAATAATATCGCTGCTTCTAATAACAGATAAAACATGTTCCATTTGTTCCTGTGTAAAACAGCGAATAGTTGTTCCGCTCCATGTCGGGTCGTAAAGTATCCATCGGTTTGCATCGAGATCAAAGGTGAACGCATAACAGTGGGCAAAACCCTTACGTAAAAGTGGTGAAAACCAGAAACGGTAATGTGCATTATCTGTAAACGCCACATACCAGATTTTAATACGCGGATCGACCGTTATTTTCATTACATTTTCATGCCTCTAGCC